TACTGATAGAGATACATAAAATGGCAAAAATATATAACAAAAAATCAGTGGCTGCATTTACCGCCAGTACTGGTAATAACAGCACAGCAGCATTTACCTACAAGGGTTTCAGTTCTCAAGAAACTAAATCTAATTTCAAGTCGTATGATATTGATCTTGTCAAACAGGATATCATAAATCATTTTTACATTCGCAAAGGTGAGAAATTAATGAATCCCGATTTTGGTACTGTGATATGGGATCTGTTGTTTGAACAATTTACCGAAGAAGTCAAAAAACTTATAACTTAATTTTATTAGTTAAATACATGATAGGATAGCAAAATGACCACAACGTCTAGACAAAACAACTTGATATTGAACGAAGACTGGACTAGAATCTACCAGACTTTTCAAAATGCCGATTTCAAAAGCTACGATTTTGAAAATCTTCGCAGAGTCATCATTGCCTATTTCAGAGAAAACTATCCAGAAGATTTCAACGATTACATTGAAAGTTCAGAATATCTTGCCTTAATTGATGCCATTGCTTTTCTAGGACAAAGCCTATCTTTTAGAATAGATCTAGCTAGCCGAGAAAATTTTATCGAGTTGGCAGAACGTAAAGAAAGTGTTTTACGTCTTGCAAAAATGTTGAGTTATAATGCCAAGCGCAATCTACCGTCAGTTGGGCTGTTGAAATTTGACACCATAAGCACCACTGAAAGTGTGTTGGACAACAACGGTAAGAATCTAGCGCAACAGACCATTGTATGGAATGATCCCACTAATTCTAACTGGGTAGAACAATTTGTCACGGTGTTAAATGCTGCGATGACAGATAACACAGCATTTGGTCGCAGCCAAGGGTCTGCAACAATTGACGGAATACCCACAGAACAATATCGATTTAGAACATCGTCGAGCGACGTGCCTATTTTTACCTACAGCAAAATAGTAGCAGGTCGACAAATGACATTCGAATTAGTCAGTACCAGTTTCAAAGGCAAAGAAGAAATCTACGAAGAATCTCCAGTCCCCGGTAATCAATTAGGATTTGTGTATAGAAATGATGGTAAAGGTGGAACCAGTGCTAATACTGGATTTTACCTAATGTTCAAACAAGGTAGTCTGCAGCTGGCAGATTTTTCAATTGATATTCCTGCAACGAATGAATTAATTGCTGTGGACAGCAATAATATCAACAACAACGATGTATGGTTATTTGCATTGAATTCGGCAGGCGTACAATTAAACGAATGGACCAAAGTATCCGCTCTCATAGGTAATAACATATCATACAACAGTATTAATAATAATATTAGAAATATCTATTCAGTGATCACAAAAGAAAATGATAGAATTGATCTAGCGTTTGCAGACGGAGTATATGGTAATCTGCCTCAAGGATCGTTTAGAGTCTATTATAGAACCAGTAATGGTCTCAGCTATCAAATAGCACCAAACGAAATGCGCGGTATTAGTATTGCTGTGCCCTATGTCAGCAAATCAGGAGTCCGTCATACACTAACATTGACCATGAGTCTCAAATCTACCGTGAGTTCATCTTCTCCAAGTGAGTCCCTAGCTTCAATTAGAACAAATGCTCCTGCGCAATACTACACACAGAATAGAATGATAACCGGAGAAGACTACAATCTCGCCCCATTATCTACTTCACAGAACATTCTCAAAGTAAAAGCAATCAATAGAGTATCAAGTGGAATCAGTAGAAACTATGACTTAATTGATGCCAGTGGAAAATATTCCAGCATAAATGTATTTGCTGCCGATGGACTCATTTATAAACAAAACGTTGAGAAATCCTTAGCATTTAAATTCACAAATAGAATTGATATCATTAATTTTATACGCAACAGTATCGAACCTATTTTCACTTCTGCAGATACTTACAATTTTTATCTCACTAAATTTGACAAGATCTTGTTTAGTGATACAAATTATCGCTGGAAACAGATAACCACAGATGTGAATAATTCTACCGGATATTTTTACAATTTTATTGATAATATAATTTTAAAAGTTGGATCATATACCACTAGCACACTGCAATACATCACTCCAGGTACACTGGTTAAATTTACAGCACCAGCAGGTAAGTCTTTTAGACGCGGTAAATTGGTTACCACCGATGCCAACGATCCTGAACAGAAAGATCGATTGTGGACCAAAGTGATTAAAATTACTGGCGACGGCACCAATGCAGGTGTGGGAATTCTATCTTCCGGACTGGGAGCAGTTCAGTTTAGCGACGTTATCCCATCAGAAGCCATTGCTACAAGGATAGTGGCTAAATTTGTGAATAATCTTCCTAACGGAATAGAAAATGAAATGATCAACCTAATGTTGGCCAATCTCAATTTTGGCCTGCGTTTCTCTGTAAGTGATTCAACTTGGAAATTAGTGGCCACTGCCGATTTAAATCTTCTTAATGATTTCAGCCTTGGTAAAAGTGGTGACACAACCAGTCAAAATTTAGATTCGTCATGGATTATTGCATTTGTCAAACAGGCAGATGAATATTTTGTTAGAATACGTGGTTTAGAGTATGTGTTCGGCAGCCTAGAAGAAAATAGATTTTACTATGATAGCTCACAAAAAACCTATAACGGTAAAACCGGTGATGTGGTCAAAGATCAAATTAAGATTTTAGGAATTAATCCGGACAGTAACCTTTTGAATCCTCTGAAGCAAGATATAACTTTTGCTATTAGTGATGCTATTACCTTTGACGACGGATATCAAAGTACAGAAGAAATCAAAATTGAATTTTATGATTCTGATAGCGATGGAGTAATTGACAATCCCGAAGCATTTGAACAGGTAGCGGGACTAGATTTTGATTTGAAATTTTTATTCTTTCAAGAATCTGTAGACGTGGCAGGTAATAAAATTAGACAATATGTTGATAATAGTGATAACGCTATTATTGTGATCCAGAAAGAAAGTCTGATTAATGTTAATGACTATGCCGACGGTCAATTGATCTACTTCTATGATAGCAATGAAAATGTGATCAAGCGAGTTGATCGAAACACAAATACTTTGGTATTAGAAAGTTCATACACTGCAAATTACGGCAGAGCAGGACTTAAATTCCAATACATTCACAATGCTAATGTTGATCGCAGAATTGATCCTAGCTCTAGCAATATTGTTGATGTGTATCTTTTGACACGAAGCTATAACACTGCATTTAGAAATTATCTTGCAGGCGCAGCCAAGAAACCAGATGAACCAAACAGTGATAGTCTACGAATTGCATTTGGTTCAAATTTAGATCTAATCAAATCTATATCCGATGAAATAATATATCATCCTGTGGCCTACAAGGTGTTGTTTGGATCAACTGCCGACGTGCAGTTCCAAGCAAAATTTAAAATAGTTAAAAATTCAAATAGACTAATCAACGACAACGATCTAAAAGTTAAAATTATAAATGCTATCAACGAATTTTTTGATATCAATAATTGGGATTTTGGTGATAGATTTTACGTCAGTGAATTGGTCACATATGTGATTAACACAGCAGCTCCAGACATCAGCAACATGATAATTCTGCCAAGACAGATTACACAGTCATTTGGTAGTTTGTTTGAGATACAAAGCAGAGTTGATGAAATTTTTGTCAGCGGCGCTACAGTAGATGACATAGAAACAGCGGTCTACCTATTAGAAAAACTTCTGAACTACTCCCACAGATTTTTCAAACGGAAGCAAATCAAAAATTTCTAGCAGCGACTCTGGACCCTCTGACTCAACCAGGTGTACTTGAAAAGAAAGTGGGATATATAGGCAGAAGATACGGCAAAACATTTAATACCAAAGACATATATCTTGACAGTGACGAAACACTAAGAAGTAGATATCAGCTAGAACCAGCAGTTGTGGTTGAAAAAGATCAAAAGGTTACTGACTTTTGGGACTATATAGATTTTAAAAATCAAATAAAGTTTTTTAACAACAACGAAGAAAGAGACGACTTAATAGTATCGCAGGATCACTATACTTGGAATCCTCCTATAGAATGGGACAAGATGGTCAATTATCGTGAGTACTATTGGGTGCCTGAAGGTCCACCGCCAATTAAAATTCTTGGCCAAGCGCAGAACATCACTAGCACCTATCGTGTGAGATCTGGTGTGGGTAGCGTTTTTATATTCACACCAGATGGCTTGACCAACAATCCTGCAATCACCTTGTATAGAGGGCAGACTTACAAATTCCAAGTTGCAACACCAGGCAATCCATTTATCATTAGAACCAATGTTGATACAGGTACATTGCAATACAATCCTGTATTCCCCTATGTCCAAGGCCAGCTCACTGTGTTTGATGGTAAGATATGGAAGGCCAAAAAAAATATCAATCCTGCAGACGGCAGCACCATAGATGAAAACAGTGATGATTGGGAGTTTGTTGATGCAGCCAACGAGACTACTTCGTTTGACTATACCAAAGGATTGACCAATAACGGAACTGAAAATGGCACCATAACTTTCACTGTGCCTCTAGATGCACCCGATGTGCTATTCTATCAAAGCTTCACAGATCCCAATAGATTTGGTCGTTTCATAATTGCTAATATTGAAAGCAATACTAAAATTGATATTGAAAAAGAGATTCTTGGTAAAACCACATATACCAGCAGCAATGGTATAACTTTCAGTAACGGCATGATAGTTTATTTTACTGGCACAGTATCACCGGCAAAATACAGTAATCAATCTATGAACAACAAATGGGTAGTAGAAGGTGTAGGAGAAAAGATTTCATTGATCAATGTTGCTGATCTTGTGGTATCTGCTACATTTTCAAATTCTTCGCCAGAAATCTTATTTGATAATGGTGGATTTGATACTCAACCCTTTGATGATGCTGCTGCATTTCCTAGCAACAAAGATTATATCACAATTAACAGAGCCAGTGCGGATTCTAATCCATGGTCAAGATACAACAGATGGTATCACAGGGCAGTCCTAGATTATGCTCATGGCCTAAATCAATCTAGTTTTTCAGCAGATGAAACTGCTAGAGCAAAACGTCCTATAATAGAATTCAAATCAAATTTAAAATTATACAATCACGGATCACTGGCAATGCCTGCAGTGGATTATGTAGACGATTTTACCACAGATGTATTTTCAGTTATAGAAGGCAGTAGCGGATATATCATCGATGGCGAAAGTCTTTTTGATGGTGCTAGAATTTTGATAACCAACGACACTGACAAGTTGGCAAATAATCAAATATACACAGTGAAATTTATTAGGCATGTCAACTCAAGACAAATCAGTCTGATAAGAAGTTCAGAATTAGATCCCACAGTGGGAGAGTGTGTGTTAATTAGACTGGGCCTTGCAAATCGTGGATTCATGTATCACTTCAACGGCACCAACTGGATCAAGAGCCAGACAAAAACAAGTGTCAATCAAGCCCCATTATTTGATATGTTTGATGCTGATGCTGTAAGTTTTGGTGATAGTGAATCATATCCCGTGAGCTCGTTTGTGGGCAGTCCGATTATCAGCTACAAACAAGGCATAGGTGTTGTTGACAACGAGCTAGGCTTTGCTATCAGTTATCTTAATATAGATAATGTTGGAGATATACAGTTTGCTTGGAATCTAGACAGTGATGTTTTTAACTACACCATCGATAAAAAACTGTATTATAAAAATCTAGCCACAGGATTTTACAAATTTAACACAGATGAACAGTATGACAATGGTTGGTTAAAACTAGATCCTGATTTTGTGCAACCTATAATAGATACAATTACTGTAAATTCTATTACTAATGAACTTGTCACATCAGTAGTAGATTGGACCACACTTGCAGATGACAAGATAGCAAAGATTTTATTTTATCTCAACGGTGTACAACTACGTGACACCTATACAAGAAACATCAACACCTTCACTTTCACAACAAATTTTGCTGTTGGCGATGTTATCACAATTAAATTATTTGCAGACACTGTGCCTGACCTAGGATATTATGAAATACCAATGGGTCTGGAAAAAAATCCTCTAAATGAAAGAATAAACACATTTACTCTCGGACAGGCATCTGACCATATTTCTAGCGGACTAGAAATGCTAGATAATTTTGTTGGGCGATATCCTGGCAGTAATAATCTACGTGATATCAGTGGATTTCAAAATCTTACTAGACGATTTCTAAAACATTCTAGTCCCGCCCCACTGTCGATAGCATTGTTATGTGATAAAGAAATCAATATCATCAAGTCTATACAGTATGCCAAAAAAACCTATACAGATTTTAAAAACAGTTTCATCACACTAGCCAATGAACTGTACTATGATCAAACTCCAAAAGATTTTGTAGATTCTATACTAGAAGAAATCAGCAGATCACAAAATTCTACCAGACCCTTTGCCGGATCGGACATGATCGGTAGTGGAGCATATTCTACAATAGACTACACAGTAGAAGACACCGGGATCAAAACATTTGCACTGTCTGAAAAATTTGATCTTGCTACACTTAGTTCTCGAGCAGTCTATGTGTATTATAACAATCAACAGCTTTTACATGCTAAAGACTATGAGTTTAATTCAACTTTTGGTTTTGTAAATTTAAAAATACAGCTTGCTGAAAACGATAAAATTCAAATTAGAGAATACGTATCGACGGCTGTGAATTTTATTCCACCAACTCCTACCAAGCTAGGATTATATAAAAAATATCTACCTAAAAAATTCTTAGACGACACCTATGTCGAACCAAAAGAAGTAATTCAAGGACACGACGGAAGTATCACTGTTGCCTATGGTGATTTTAGAGATGATGTTTTACTTGAACTTGAATACAGAATCTACAACAATATCAAACAAGAATATAAAGAAAATGTGTTTGATATTGATCTTGTGCTAGGCGGTTATTACGGAAATTCGCAGTATAACAAACTCCAAGTTGACAGTATTGTAACTGCTGAATTTTTGAAATGGATTCAAGGCACTAGCATTGACTACGTAAAAAACAGTTATTTCGATTCTCAAAATTCTTTCACTTATACCTACAGCAACATGACTGATCCTACGGGCACAGTGAATCTTCCAGGGTATTGGAGAGGAGTTTATCAATGGTTTTATGACACAACAAGACCGCACCAATCGCCTTGGGAAATGTTGGGATTCTCTGAAAAACCCACATGGTGGGAAAGTGAATACGGTCCAGCACCCTATACTTCAAATAATTTAATTCTGTGGGAAGATCTTAGAGATGGCATAATTCGTCAAGGTGATCGTGCCGGCACATACGACAGGTATAAGCGTCCTTCAATCATGCAACACATCCCCGTAGACGGAGATGGCCAATTGTTGAGTCCTTTAGATTCTGGTCTTGCTGGCAATTTTTCATTGGTCAATAATCAAGGAGCTTTTCAACTTGGAGATCTAGCTCCTGTAGAATTTGCATGGAGGTCCAGTAGTGAATGGCCATTTGCTGTCATGTCAGTATTGTCATTGTTGAAACCTATGGAATTTATTGCAGACGGTTTCAATCGAAGCGCAGTAACCACAAATATTCTTGGACAAACAGTTAATACAAATACACAGATGTTTCTGACCATGGATGATTTAGCATATGAATCCACTGTAGATCAGCCAGTGTCAGGATTGGTAATTTATATTGTAAATTATTTAAAAAGCACAGCCACTACCCCTACCAATCTAGAAGACAAATTGTCAAATATTAATGTTAAATTATCCAATCGATTAGCAGGGTTTGTAGACCAGGCACAACAAAAATATGTATTAGACAGCAAGAATCCAAAATCGACTTCTAGCAGTATTTTTATCCCTCCAGAGAATTATGACATAATTTTTAATGTTAGCGCACCAATTGCAAATCTTGTGTACAGCGGAGTAATCGTAGAAAAAACTAACAGAGGATATAAGATCAATGGTTACGATACTTCCAATGCCTTTTTCAATTACTATACCGCTATACAATCTCAGCGTGACCCTGTCATCCAGGTAGGGGGAGTCAGCGAAAATTTCTTTGACTGGGAAAGTGAAAAATTCTATGGTAATGGGGTAGTAATTAGACATCTAAATCAATTTTATCGCAGTATACGCAGCCATACCAGTGGCACCGCATTTGAAGAAACTCCTAATGGCATAGCAACATGGAGGAAATTAGCAGGAGCACCTATTACTGGTGGCATCACTGCTTTTAGAAGAAGAAATTTCAACAAACTTAAAATAAGAAAATTATTCTATGGCGAGGTAGTAACTGATATTCAACAGGTGATAGATTTTATTCTAGGCTATCAAGAATATCTCAAAAGCGTAGGATTTGTTTTTGATTTTTACGATTCACAGTATCAAACAGCTAGAGATTGGTTTACTTCTGCTAAAGAATTCATGTTCTGGAGTCAGCATAATTGGTCTGAAGGATCGCTGTTAACACTTAGTCCAGCAGCATCGTTGTTGAAAATTAACTTCGCAGTTGGAGTAGCAGACAACGTATTAGATAGTTTTTATGATTATCAGGTGTTAAAGGATGATGGTACCCCGCTGTCACCTCAAAATATCAATGTCAACAGAGATTTTCAAACTATAAGTTTATCAACTATCAATACAAATCAAGGAATTTATTTCTTAAAATTAAACTATGTTCTCAAAGAACATGTGGTTGTGTTTGATGATCGAACAGTTTTCAATGATGTTATCTATGATAAACCTACAGGATATCGTCAGGAACGAATCAAGAGCCGTGGGTTCCGTACAGTAGATTGGGATGGTGATTATACCAGTCCTGGATTCTTGTTTGACAATGTCAACATACAGATTTGGCAACCTTTCACAGACTATAAACTTGGTGATATTGTTGCTTATAAATCGTATAATTGGACCAGCAGGTATAGCCAACTAGGCTCTGCAGAATTTCAAGATGCTGGTTGGACAAAACTTGATTCCACTCCAACTAAATCGTTAATTCCAAATTTTGACTATAGAATAAATCAATTTGAAGACTACTATGAAGTAAACACCGACGGTGTCGGATCCAGCCAACGAAATCTTGCAAGACATGCCATAGGATATCAGCCTAGAGAATATCTGGAAAATTTAGCCGAAGACGAAATTACGCAGTTTAGAATTTATCAAGGATTTATCAGAGAAAAAGGTACAGCCAATGCTATTGTCAAGGTGTTTGATAAAATCAGTCGAACAGATGACGACAGTGTGGTACTAACAGAAGAGTGGGCATTTAAAATAGCGCAATACGGTGGCACAGATCAAACCAAAGAATTCGAATTTGAAATAAAAAAAGATGCTTTCCTTATCAATCCTCAACCTATATTAATAACCTATAGTGAAGATACGGGGATTGTTTTAGATCAATATCTAAGAATAAAATCTTCTAACTTTACCCTAGCCGATACTCCTTTTACTACAAATCTCAACCCATTAATTGACTATGATGGGGTTACTAGATCTGCAGGTTATGTTAATAAAAAACATGTGGATTTTATTTTCAAAAACAAAGATGACATTCTTGATCTAGATATTAGAACAGTGTTTGACAACACACACTTTTGGATCACGTTTGATAAGTCTTCGTGGACAGTGTTGCGTTACAACGAAGAATTGGCGTTGAGAATCAGCAGAGTTGAAAAATTATCCGAAACTCAAATAGAACTGACATTTGAAAGACCGCATAATTTTGCAGTTGACGATATTGTAGGCGTCACATACGTATTGAATCTCAATGGATTCTTTAAGATTACATCAGTCACACGCAATGCCATTATTGTGGCACCATCGTCTACTGATGTGCCAGAAATAGAAGATAGTACCTCCGCAGTGGTAGGAATTTTCACCACAGTGAGATTTGCAACTTATGCAGAATTAGATGATCAAAAAACTGCACTGCTTGGCCTTGGATCAAAACTCTGGGTGGATAACAACGGCGACAACAAATGGGAAGTTGTAGAAAAAACCAAACAATATTCAACTTTTGAATTTACAGAATACGGGATTACCGCTCCTCTTGGCACGGGCACCGCTGTAGTGTATCTAGACAGTCTCAAACAAATTGCTACCAGCATTCCAGACTCGGGTTACGTGATGATTTATACAACACAGACTGCTGGATCACAATTGATATTGAAACAGATAGTGCCCCCACCCAACGATTTTGATACAGCAGTATTAGGATCATTTGGTAAGGTATTAGCAGTGAGTCCTGATCATAGATGGTTGGCAGTTGGCTCACCAAATGCCAGCGGTGTAAAAAGTGGCTATCTAGGCGAGCTAAATCAGTCTGTCAGTTATCTCGTAGGCGAAACTGTGTTATATCAGGGAAAACTTTGGGAAGCTGTGAATAACATCAGTGTAGGGGACGGCAGTTCTATTAATTTCAACAGTGAAGATTGGAAACCAGCCACTATAATCAATGCCAATCCTGCAGCCAGAGGAAATGGATTTACAGATCAGGGCATGATCTCTCTGTATAGGTATTTTCAGGGACAATGGGAAATTGCTCATAATTTTGTGAGTCCCCGCCAAGCAGCATTTGAACAATTTGGCAGTGCTATCTCAATTGGTGTATCCGGCAACACCTATTACATGGCAGTGTCGGCAGTGGGCTCGCTGTGCGACCCGGCACTAGGAGCCAATACAGGTCGAGGCCGCGTATATCTATATTTCTACAACGGTACAGAATGGCAGCATTTAGAAAACACCAAATACCTAGGATTATATCAGACATCGTCTCTAATATTCTATCCGGCCGGATCGATAGTATGGTATCAGGGAGATTTGTATGAATCGGTGATTGACAATCAAGGTGGCGCAATATTACCCACGGTGCTGACTAATTGGAGAAAATTAGATCCTGTGTCCACGCAATGCTCATTGCCAACAAATGTGGCCATGGATGATGACGGATCAACACTTGCAGAAGGCCTATTGAGTACAAGCCAGTTGGCAGAACTAGTCAAGGACGGAGACCAATTTGGTATAAGTTTGACCATGAGTCGAGATGGCTCAGTGTTAGTTATAGGCGCCCCTAATTCAGACGGACAGTATTTTTCTAACTACAAAGGCAATTGGAATCTGTACCAGGAATACACAGAAGGCGATGTGGTCAAATGGCAGGGCGGATATCACAGGTTGATAGATGCAACTACATCATCTATAACCAGTCTAGCAGATTATCCAGATAACGGATTGCCTTGGTCAAATATAGGCGACAGTGCGTCACCTTCCACCGGCAAGATTTTTATATATGAAAGAGATGCCAATAACAGATATTCCCTGCTACAGACCATAACTGCAGATTCACTGTCAGATATCAATGACACCGGAAACGGTGGAATTATAGCGTCCGGAGATCAATTTGGATTTGCCATAGACATAGATGCCGCCGCTACTACCATTGTGGCCAGTAGTCCGTTGGCAGATATTACCAAACAGAATCAAGGTGCTGCCTATGTGTTTAAATTTGACAGCGATTCTTCTGTGCGTCAATTTAGATTGAAACAAAAATTACAGAGTTTTGAATATTTCACCAATGAATATTTTGGTTCCAGCATATCTATAAGTCCATCTACAGAAAAGATCGTAGTGGCTGCCAAGAATGCAGGATACTCTATTACCACGCAATTTAATTTTACAACCTTTGACAAACGTAGAACTACATTTTCCGATCCTAGGGGTTTCCCAGGACAGGTCTATGTCTATCAACGAAAAGACACTGGTTATTTCTTGGTAGAAAAACTAGAAGCAGAGTTTCAGTCAGGTGAATCGTTTGGATACTCTATCGACACCACCAGCTCAATCATTGTGGTGGGTTCACCTACTTATCAAGTTGACGGCGCTCCAGCAGGACGAGTAAGACTGTTTAAGACATCTACTGATACAGATAGTTTTAAAACTATCGGTCAACAAAACAAACTTATAGATGTTGATCTACTGCAAAACATTGAATTATTTGACAATGTTAACAACATAAAAATCACTGATCTGGATATTGTAGATGGATATAAACTAAAAATACTAGGAATAGCCGAACAAGAAATTAGCTTTAAAACTGTGTATGATCCTGCAATCTATATCACAGCCACTGAAGAACAGGTTATAGATGAAACTCAGGCATGGTTCGAAAAACCTGTGGGACAGATATGGTGGGACCTTAGCACGGTAAAATATTTGAATTATGAACAAGATGATTTTGCCTACAGAATTGGCAATTGGAATTCGCAGGTAGTCGGGTCTTCTATAGATATCTATGAATGGGTAGCAAGTCCGTTACTACCATCAGAATGGAGCATCTTGGCAGATACCGTAGAAGGTCTTGCAGAGGGCATATCTGGTCAGCCAAAATTCATAGATGATACTGTGTACAATACCAAAGTATTTTTTAACCCCAATACCGGGCTGGCCACAAGCACACTACATTACTATTGGGTAAAATCTAAAACTACCTTGCCGTCATTGGCTCAGCGAAAAATTTCCGCCAGCGCCATACAGTCGGCCATTGCTAACCCCATAGGCACAGGTGCTGCATTTATGGCAGTGATCGGTGAGGACAAATTCTTAGCTTATAATTTGCCCACTGTGATCAACACTGATACTGCGTTAATTAATTTTGAATACATCAAAAATCGCAAGCAGTTGAACGCAGTTCACAGAGAATATCAATTGTTGACCAACGGTGTTGCTGACAGCTTGCCTACGGCTACACTTGAAGAAAAATGGTTAGATAGTCTTGTGGGTGAAGATCGTGCTGGTAACGCAGTTCCAGATCCAAAACTTCCCGCAAAGAAAAAATATGGACTCGGTGTAAGACCCCGTCAAAGCATGTTTGTGAATAGAGACAAAGCATTGAAAATTGCCATAGACAATATCAATGATATCTTATTGACTAGACCGTTTGCAGATACTATTAACTTTGAAAATCTCAATAAATTAGATCCTATTCCCGGACAGCTATTAAATCAGTACGATGTTATCGTTGATTCTAATATTGATCTCGAACAAGTGGGTACTGTAAAAATTCGCCAAGCAGAGTTTTTTGCAAATATTATCAATGGTGAAATTGATACCATTGATATTGTAGATCCAGGATTTGGATATAGAACTGTGCCATATGTAGAAATCCAAGGAGATGGATTTGGAGCCACAGCAGTGATTACACTTAACAATCAGGGCAAGGTCAACTCCATAACACTTACATCAAAAGGAAAAAAATACTCCACAGCCATAGTGAAAATCAGACCATTTTCGGTGTTATTAGTCAGTGACAGCACAGCCAATGGATTTTGGAGTATCTATGGATGGGACCAACAACGCAGAATTTTTTACCGTAGCAAATCTCAAGGCTATGATACCACTGTCTATTGGGAACTTATAGATTGGTGGGATCAAGGATATTCTCCGAGCTCAAGAATAATTAAAGAAATTGACAATATCTATCAAGAACCTTCTATAGAAACCCAAGTGGGAGATCTAATTAGAATAAAAGAATATTCTAATGGCGGATGGGCAGTATTGGCGAGAACTGAAGAGGATCAAGGAACCCTGTTGGACAACTACAATCTTGTGGGTAAACAGCGTGGCACAATAAGAATCAAAGATATATTGTACAATAGACTGGTCAACAGCTTGGGTTATGACAATGTGGGATCCTATGATGCTGCCTTGTACGATCTTCAACCAACCAAAGAACTGAGATTTATCCTTAAGGCCGCCAAAGAAAATATTTTTGTTGATGATCTCACAGTGGAATGGAACAAGTTGTTCTTCTCATCTATCAAGTATGCTTTCTCAGAACAGACCTACATTGACTGGGCATTCAAGACCAGTTTCTTAAACGCCACACATAACGTTGGTGCATTAGATCAACCTAAAAATTACAAAAATGACAATCTACAAAGTTTTCAACAATATATAGAAGAAGTAAAACCCTATAGAACCAGCATTAGAGAATATACCAGCAGATACACCAATCTTGATATCAATGGTGCTGCAACTTCTGACTTTGATCTGCCACCAGCTTATTCAGTTAGAGATGGAAAGATACTGCCTGTAAATCAATACTACAATAGACTTGATGAATACCCTTGGAAGTCTTGGCAAGAAAATAACGGCTACTCAATCACTGCTATTTCTGTATCCTATGGTGGTAGTGACTACACATCACCTCCTACGGTATTAATTCAAGGCAATGGATCAGGTGCCACAGCACAGGCATTTGTTTCCAACGGCAGAGTATCAGGCATACAGGTCATCACTCAAGGATCTGGGTATACGGGTATTCCTGTAATCAGTCTAGTTGGCGGTAATGGAGCATCAGTGAACATTGCAAAAGCAGCAGCAGTGCTGGGCAGCAGCAAGGTAAGATCTTTTGATATCACTATGAGATTTGACAGAACCAACAAAATAGGAACTTATAGTCAGTTGTCAAATACTCAGTCGTTTACAGCCACCGGATCAAGTGCAATCTTTGATTTAATCTATGCACCTACTAGAGATAAAACCAAGATTTCAGTGATAAAAAACAATCAAACAGTGTTGAATACAGAATATGAAATAGATCTCTATACATCCAGTACAGACACCTATGGGTTGTTAAAAGGAAAAATAAAATTCTATATATCACCCTTGGCTGGAGATGTAATTGTTGTTACCTATGAAAAGAATGATCTATTATTAGACAGTGTGGATAGAATTAACAAATATTACGCTCCAACAAGTGGTATGAAAGGACAAGAATTAGACCAGCTAATGACCGGTATAGATTTTGGAGGTGTGCAAGTGCAGGGCACAACCTTTGAAGTTACCGGAGGCTGGGATGCTCTTCCTTGGTTTACAGACAGTTGGGACAGTGTAGAATCCAGCAATGATTTTTATTATGTTGCAGACGGCAGTACCACATTTGTGTCCTTGCCTTACACTCCAGAAAACAATCAGCCAATATCAATCTATATTCAACGATCAGGAACTAATCGACCTATCAGAATCGACGACCCGTTGTACGATCCCAGTTTAGATTCCAGTGTGCGCACAAATGCTAATGCAGAAATGCCAACATTTATCGGAGATGGTTCTACAAAAATTATAGAAATACACAGATACCTAAGTACTCAGCCTGGTGATACACTAATCTTCAGAAAATTAGATAGTGACGGATCTGTAACAATCAGTGATGTAAATCTTCTAGACACTAGGATCAGTGGCGGTACATTAGCCAATATAGGCGGCGCCTATGTTTCAGCATCTGGAATGACTCCAGAAGAAATAGTCATAGACGGTGAAAAATTTGTCAGTCCGGATCAAGTACCAGCACCTGAGGAAAATGTTCCAGGACAAATTCTAGACAGTGTAAGTATAAAAGTTTTCAACAAAACTGATCCAGGAGCTGCTCCTTTACAACATCGTGGATACATAGGGGATGGATCTACTCGTAGATTCAAGATTGGACTTACCATAGTAGAATCTAAAGCAGTCACAGTATATGTGAATAAAATCAAACAGGAATACATTGGAGATAGCACTATTAATTTCAGTATTGATTTTGTGGAAAATGAAATTGAATTTAATCTTGCCCCTGCAATCAGCGATATAATAGAAATTGTATCTATAGGCATAGGCGGTATTGGAATAATCGACTACCAAGAATTTGTAGCCGACGGCACAACAAACTTGTTTTTAACCAATGCTCAGTATGCACAGACTTCAGCAGTGTTGGTCACACTAGATGGTGAAGAAATAGATACCGGATTTGTAAACAGCTCTGATTTTATCAGCGTTGAAAACAAAACCATGGTTCAATTTGGAGTAGCACCAGGATTTAGGCAAGTGATAAAAATAATATGTTTTGAATCCAGTGAATATTCTAATTCTAATAATCTCAGTTTTGTTAGAATAAATCAACAGACTGTGCCGTTTGACGGCAGCACTCGCAGTATTCCTGTAGATCAATTTGTTAATCTACAAAGATCGTCTGAAATATCTTCGGTGCTAGTCAATGTCAATGGAACTTTCTTACAGGGAATCGATACCACTTATCTTGTATATGACGGTACAAACAATAATATCACCTTGGGAGTAGATCCTGCAGAGTCTATTGGAACTATTACGTCGGGTGGTATAAAGGTCTATATCAACGAAGTGTTACAACAGTTTGTGATTAATTTTACCTATAACGGAAACGAAAATTTAATCAACATTCCCGCAGAAAATCTCACACTAGGTGATGTTATAAGAATAGAAACTAATGTAAGAGCTGAATATTCTATAGTTGGAAATAATCTTGTGATTCCTGCCACTGTGGATCTGTCTCTCAATGATGATATACAGATAATCTGTTTCAGTGAATATCCAACACTGAATATGATTACCGACGAATATACCGGAGGTCGTATACAGTTTCAACTGCCAAGACAACCTATAGATGAGAATTTTATTTGGGTGTATAAAAATGGTCAACGATTGACCAAAGATGCAGACTACAGATTAGATGCTCCAAGATCAGTGATATATCTCACAGAAGATTCAACAGTGAATGATCTTATAAAAATAGTGCAGTTTGGCAATATCATATACAAACCAAATCGTGCATTTGAAATTTTCAAAGACATGCTCAACAACTATCATTACAAACGGCATTCAATATCAAAAACTATTAGACTGGCCAAAGCACTAAACTACTATGACACTGAAATTGAAGTCACTAACAGCAGTGAATTATCTAATCCTATACCGAGTAGACGAATTCCCGGAGTGGTTATCATTAACAATGAGCGTATTGACTATTTTGAAAAGAATGGCAATATTTTGTCACAGATACGTCGTGGCTGTTTTGGCACAGGAATTGCAGAAATCCATGCCGCAGGCAGTTATGTTATAAATGCAGGTGCCAATGATACTCTGCCCTATACAGAGAATCAAGAAAAATTTAATTTTATTAGTGACGGTAGTACATTACTGATTGGTCCTCTAGATTTTACACCAACTCAAGCAGTTCGAACTAGCTGGTACAGAAATTCTATTCCTTCTAGCTACGGTGCCTGCGATCAAGTGGAAGTGTTTGTGTCGGGCAGACGATTGCGTAAAAATCCTTTAGATGTATATGTGGAATCTAATGGAGCCAGCAGTCCATCGGCAGACGAGATTGTAGAAGCTGAATTTTCAGTGAGTGGAACTACTCCCTACATCAGGCTGACTGAACCTGTGGCTGCGGGGGCTAAAATTACAATTATAAGGAAATTGGGAAGAATATGGTATGAGAGAAGTGAGTTTTCTGCCAGCAAGGGTGTGACACTGTTGTCTAATCACACTCCTATTGCAGAATTCATTGCTGCCAAGACCTCTGAATTGCCCGAATAAATACTACTATGAATAACCAACACGAAAACATCATGCCAAACAACAGCGAAAAACCTGAAAAACTGCCCAATGAAACCGGCGGATTTCATTTTGAAGGTCACATAAAGATATTTGATCCAACTACCGGCGAAGTTTTAATCGACAAAAGAAATGCAATTCATTATGAAAACATGAGTGTAGCCATGGTTAACAGCCTTAGCAATCAAGGTCAAGGCACGCTATATCAAATGGTGTTTGGCAACGGCGGTACCAATGTTGATCCCACAGGTCTTATTACCTATTTAACACCCAATACAGTGGGCATAAACACCAGCCTATATAATCAAACATTCCAAAAAGTCATAGATCAAAACGCTATAGAAAACGTTGACCCCATAAGAAATAAAATGCAGATCCGTCACATTAGCGGAGCCACCTATAGTGATATCATCATCAGTTGCATATTAGACTATGGTGAGCCAGATGGCCAGGAAGCCTTTGACAACAGTGTGGATATGAGTGGTAATTTTGTGTTTGATGAATTGGGATTGATATCCTTTAACCCATCAGGAACCGGAAAGTTGTTGACACATGTGATATTCCATCCTGTGCAAAAGTCATTGAATAGACTGTTACAAATTGACTACACGATACGTATTCAAAGTTTAACCAGTTTCACTGAGGTCTAAAAATGCCATATATTGTTAATTTTACAGACAAAGACAACAAGTTACCAATCACGGTATACGATAATACTTCCAGCACAGATACCAGTTTGACATTTCCTGGTAGAAATGTCACAGGCTACGGTCAGACAATAGCTGAAAATTTCCTAGCACTGTTAGAAAATTTTGCCAAAGAAACACAGCCGGTGAACCCTGTTGAGGGTCAGTTGTGGTATAATACCACTGACGGTGTTCTTCAGTTATGGGACAGTACCGCCTGGAAAGCAGCCAGCAACATTCAAAAAGGTGGAGTTGAACCTTCTACCGAACAGTCAAAAGTTGGAGAACTATGGGTAGACACAACTAATCAACAACTGTATGTTTACAGTGGCACACGCTGGATTCTAGTAGGACCTAACTTTTCAACAGGATTACGAAGCGGCCCCATAGTGGAATCTATTACAGATTCTGATAACGTATCTAGAGTGGTACTGATATTTTACATCGAAGATATCCCGGTAATTATATTCAGCAAGGATAGTTTTACTCCGAAATTATCTCTTTCAGGATTTATTACCATTAAGTCCGGTCTAAACATCACAGAAAATAA